ATAATAAGAAAAACAATTCCAGAGCTGTAGTTCATCAAGTCGTCTTGTGGGCACGTCGGATGGCTCAAATCCCTTTTGAATAAACGCGCTAATTGGTAGGCGATAAAATATTGCACCGTTTTCCATAATAGCATGAAATAATATAGGACGACCTGTGATTGATGATACACCAAAGATGATGCAATCTTCAACTTCTCCATGATGTTTTTTAAGATCATATAAATACTCTCTTCTTATTTGTGCATAAGTTGCTGGTATGTTTGCGTTTAAATAAGCCATAATTCATCCTCACTTTATTGTACCCCAATTCGGTCCTGATTCATAGTCTACTTTATTCTTTACTTCAAGAGGCATTGTTTGTTCCATTGTTTCTTTAATTAATTTTGATTCGTGGTCCGTGGTCGAAAAACAAAGTTCATCATGTATTTGTATATGAGGCACTATACCTTTTTCATATAAATCTACCATAGCCTTCTTTGTCATATCTGCAGCGGACCCTTGTATTAGTCTATTTAAAGCTTTGTAAGTAAATGCTCGTGTGTAATGTTTGTCAAAGAACTCACATTTAGAGTCTGTTAACTCATTATACTTTTTCATTTGTTCTAACTTATAAGCATCCATAGCTTGTTCTTTACTATTATATAAAGGTACTTCATCAAATCTTTGTTTGTCATTATTCCATTTTTTATCATTAGTTTCCCATTTATTAAATCTACAAAACCTATCTCCAAGAGTAAACAAAAGTCCCTCTTCTGATGCAAAGTCTGACAAAGCATAAGAGAGTTGTTTAACAAAAGGCACTTTACCATGATAGGTTTGAAATAAATGTTTAGCATTTACAGAATCTAAATTTAATTCTCTCTGTAATTTTATTTTTCCCATACCATAAAACAGACCCAGGTTGATTACTTTAGCTTGTGACCTTGGTATGTTTGCTATGTCTGCAACAATCTGATGAAAGTCAGCGTTTTCTTTATCAAACTCTTCTTGTAAACCATCGGTCCCGGGAAGACCTAATTTTATTGCATAGTGTACAACAATACGAGGTTCTTGTTGTGAATAGTCAAAACTACCCCATTTATAACCTTCATCAGGTATAAATAGTTCTCTCATCTTTTTACCAATAAATCCTTTTGATGGAATCTGTTGTAAGTTAGGGTTGCTCATAGAAAACCTACCAGTCACAGTGCCACCTCCGTCTCCTCTAATTTGATTAATATCTGCGTGTATTCTACCGTTATGTACAAAACTTAATAAACCATCTACAAATGTGCTTTTAGCTTTATCAAATTCTCTAGCCTTAGCGACTAATCTTAAAAATCTATTTTCATGTGTACGTAAATAATCTTTTGGTAATTGTGGTAGTTTAGACTTTGGTGTTGTTTTATAGTTTGTAATTTTCTGTTGATCTAATAAATTTTTTAAAGATGAAGCTGCCCATATCTGCACATCTACATTTGTTTTTAATTTAATAAACTTAATTATTTTATCTCTACATCTTTCTAATCTTTTACCAAACTCTTCAGCTTTTTGGGTATCTATTTTAACTCCTTTAAATTTCATGTCAACTAGACAGGGAAATAATTTTGTTTCTAATTCAAATATATTTCTACAAGTTTTCTTTTCATTATTTTCTGGTTTAGTATATAATACCTCGTCCAATTTAGTATTGAATAACTTCCATAGACGTAATGTTAAATTTACATCTTGCTTTGCATACTCTTTTACAACAGAAGCAGGTAGTTTGTGCATATTACTTATAGGATCTTTTACAGTGCCACCCGACCATTCTAATGTTTTTTCTTGTAAGTCGTATTTGTATTTCTCATCTTTCAAATAATCTTTTGATAATGAATCTAACGAATATTTAAATCTATTCTCATCAATCACAGAGGCTGCAATCATTGTATCAACAATTCTACCCCTCATTTTTTTACCGGTTACAGCTCGTATCCAACAAACATCATACATAGCATTGTGAAATACTTTAGTAATCTTTTCGTTTTGAAAAATTTTTTCGTCTAAAGACTCCCATATTTTTAATTTTTTATCTAAAGATAAATCTGTATCAGCATGACTTAAAGGAAAGTAAGCAGTTTCATTATCAGTTGCAACAGCAATACCACAAATAAAACCATCGCCTCTGATGGCGCCTAGTCCTTTTGATTTTAAATTTGGATCGTATGTTTCAATATCAACTGCTACAGTGTCTATACCGTTTAAATTTAAATCTTCTGGTGTCTTACACATTATAATCCCTCTCTATAATCATTTCTATAAAATGTATCGCTTTCAATAAATCTTCTTTACCATTTTTATCTTGATGTCTTATTATGTATTTTATAGCACATCCTTCAGGATATAAAAGTTTATTCTCAACCACAAACTTACTTGGTTGAATTTTATACTTTTGATAGTGACTTCCGCCGTGCTGCTTGTCCCATACTTTACTCATTGTCTAACTCCTAGTGTGTATTGTTTTTGTGATGCGATGGTCCAACAATCAATTCTTCCTCGACTGTAACCTACGTACTTCAAACGAAGTTGTGTAAAATAATCTTCTCTTCTTGTTGCAGTTAAATCAACAATAACATTATCAAATGTCATACCTTTTACTTTGTGTATGTTTCCATACTGAACTCGACTTACTTCTTCTACGTTAGCACCATCTCTAATTAGTTGTCTAATAAATCTAACCTGCTCTTCATTTATTTTACTTTTTATTCGGGTGTCTAAAAAGTCAGTAAATTCAAGGCTTTTTTCATATAAATAACCTTTATCGATTAGCTCGTGGATCGTATATTCTTTATCAATCCAATCTTTAAATGTTTCTTTTCCTTTACCTCTTACAATAGTTTGCATGCCCATATACTCCCAAAAATATTTTATTTGTTGTAATGACACCGGTTTACCTTTTACAAACTCTGGCCAGTTTTTGTGACATTCAAATTGTTTTTTAGAAATAAAAGGATCGTTTCCTACTGCACAAAAATTAATTCCATTTCTTAATAAGAAAGCTCTTGCCCATTTGTGTGAAGGATTACCTCTAAATGTAAATAAAAAACTTTCTTTTGTATTTTTTATTTTATCTAATAATATTCTCATGTGAGAGCAATCTGTTATATAATTAGGCAAGTGGTAATGATGGCCTATTATATCTTTTGCAGGTTTCCATATTCTGTTGTATTCATACTCCTGCCAGATTGGTGCTATAATTTTTTTACATAATTCATTTATAGTTTTTCCACATCTAAGTCCTTGTTCTAATTGCTCTGCATTTTTAGAAATTGTATGAAAATAATCGGCATCAGCTCCAGCCCATTCAAAAATAGTTTGATCTGGATCTCCTACCATAATAAATTCTTCTGCATTGGTTGCAATTTTCTCTAAAGCTTTTCTTTGTGGAACGTTACTGTCTTGTGCTTCGTCAACTATTAAAACATCTATGTCAGGTACTTTAACATTTGGATTGTTAAACTCCTGTATCATATCCTCATAGGCTCGAACCTGTTCATTTCTTTTATATTCTGTAGCCCACTCAATCATATTATTAATCATTTTTAAATCCTTGTAGGTTTTTAATTCACCTTTTTCTTTCAAGATAAGATAATATTCTTTAGTAGTAAGCCCTCTTCCAATCGCTCCTTTAACAAATTTATAAAAGTCATGATCTTCAGAGACATTTTCTTTTACATCATGATATCTAAATTCTTTGTGCATTCTACAAAGATTTGCATGATCTTCATCTTTAAACAAAGCTTTCTTAATTAATTTACTTTGACAATATTTATGTATTGTACAAATTCTATTTTCAAAAAATTTTTCTTCTAACTTCATATCTTTTATTTGTTGTAAATCTTCTACGGCTTCTCTAATTTCATCAGCAGCCACATTCGTATGCGATAATAAAATCATTCTTTCTGGTGAATATATTTTTAAAAGTTCTTGATACTTTTGTTTTAAGTAAATATGTGTCTTACCAGTTCCTGGAGGGCCAACTATAAATTTAAGATTACTCATGTGCTATTTGTTTTACCTCCGTAACTTCTTCAAACTCTCCCTCATGAATAAGATGAGTTTCATCTACATTGTAGTTTTCTATTTTATATGTAGAACAAGAGTGTTCTTTGTACTTACCTCTGTATTTTTTTGCTTTAAGAACGCTTTTGCATTTTAAAACTAAATCTACCCTAGCCATGTTTACTCTTTTTTTCTGTAAAAATTCATCAAACTTGTCTAATTTAAATTCTAAACTTTTATTTTTAATGTTATAGAAAGGCATACCAAACAAATGTAATTCTTTTTTATCTGTAAATGCTTTGTGTTCTGCAATAAAACCATCAAACCAACCAATAAATCGTAAATCTTCACTAGATTCTGGGTCATAGTCTTGTGATTTTCTACGTGTTTCAAACTTTGCTATCATCATTTTTTCAAAGTCCATTTCTTTCATGTAAGGCAAAAACACTGCGGCTTGTTTCATTACCTCATTATAAAATATTTTTTTATTCATTAGTTGTGGTCCCTCTACAGTTATGTCCTTTTCAACTTTCTTGCCTTCTTCTGTAGTATATATTTTTACAAAATATCTATCACTTCCATATTCAGTGATTTCGCCAACATGTTCCTGTATTTCCTCTGTGTTATTTTCAACACCAATCCAACTAAATAATTTTATTATATCTTTTTGATCTGCATTTAAAACTTCTGCTAACTTAGGAATTCCATATTGTTTCTCTGCTTTTTTACCCGTTGTTCCTTTTTCATTACGTTTTTCAGCTTCGGTATCGTTTGCTTCAATAGCAATGTTGTGTACAAATTTATCTATTTCAGTCGCTGTCCAGTCTGTATTTTTAATTAAAGTTCCTGCTATGGCTGTGCAGTAAACATCCCTAGATCCAGCAGAAGGATATATAATTGTAAGTGCTGTAGACAACGCTATCTTACCTACATCAACTTTTATATTACCACTGTACTCATGAATGTTAGTGTAAGTAGCCCATTCAACTTTTTCTCCATTATCATCGTAAGGAGACTCTGGAACTATTGTATATCTCTCTTTACCGCTTCTTAATTCACAAAGAGTTGCCCCGTGAGGAAACTTTTCAAAATTTTTTTCAAAACTTTTTGGTAGTATGTATTGTGTAAATTTGCAAGAACCTGTCCAAAGGTAATGACTATTTGGATTATTTCTTCTGCCGTAAACCGCACCACAGTCTTTTAAATAATGTGTAATAAATCTTCTAACAACAAAATTGTCTATGTCTAAATCAATATGTTTATCTAATCTTAATGCTATTTGTGCTTTTGAGTGATTGTTTTTCCATTCTTCTTTCGTTAAACTAAAATCATCTTTTTTCCAACTGACCCTGGCTTTCTTTTGATCGGTGGGTATTATTACGTAGCCAAGATCAAGCCAGTCTTCATAAGTCTTAGGTTTTATATTTATCTTGTCATTCATAAATTAAAAGTGGGCGTTTCCACTCTCGCTTAGACGCCCACTACCTAGGATTCTATAAATTCAAAGATTTTTTTGTTTGTTCTTGAACTTCAGGTTTAGCTTGTATCTCACCTTTACCTACACTGGTTGCAAAGTTTTTAGCCATGTCATACAAATCTTTTTGTTCAACAGGACCAACTTTACTTACATCCCAACCAAACCATGTTCCTTTGTCATTAGACATTT